GCACAGTAGAGCGCAGCATCTTGGTACTCCAAGGTAACTACATTGCTTATATCCTTGCTGATGGAACAGCAGCACCATTCTGTGTCACAGAACTGGGCGCCACCCATCTAGTCACCGGCACCTAAAACATCATTTTTCGCCCTAAGCGATAAATAACATATACACTCTCATTCTGAGAGTTTATGCTGTCACCCGCAGCGTAGCGGATAGAACCCGCACACAACTTAAAGGAAAACAAATGGGACGCCCTCTAAAAATAGCGAAAGCTCAAGCAATTCTCACACTAGATTCATGCACCGCAGCAACAAGCACAGTGCTTGTTACCAATGACTTATTGGACCCGGCCAGTTCAGCATACGGAGTAACAAAAGGCATGCCTTTTATACCTGCTACGACTGTCGGCACAAATCTGATCGCCGGCACTACATTTTGGATTTTAAATATCACAGGTAACAGCACGTTCACTGTGTCTTCCACTGATCTGAGCACTAACAGATATTCCACTCCGCTGACATTAACAAACGATGGAACAAATTCTGTTCTATCCGTCGGAGTTGTGGACTCTGGCTTCAGTAATCCTGATGGATCCACTACAGCAACCAATGCTACAACATACGGTACCGTCGGTGGTAACACAGGCATCTATGGTTCGCAAATCCTTGCCCGCGCGGCAATCGGTGTTGCAGGTCAAGCTACTCTGGACGTAAATACAGCAACGGCTATTCTCAATCTGTTGAATACAGCAGTCGATGTATCCAGCTTTGTCAGTGTAGGTGATTGGATCGGGCTTAACGATCAAACATATGTCGGCACGGTTATCGGCAACTCTGGCTTAGTAACTGAGACAACTGTTTCTGCTGAGTCCGCAACTGATAGTGTTGAGTTATCTAGTTCGCTTACGTTAATTATCGGCGGAGCAATCGTATTCGGCGCTGCTATTGGTGGATTAACAGCGGGCGTAGTTTATTATGTCAAGTCAAAACCAACAGCAACATCAATTACGGTGTCATTGACACCGGGTGGTGCGCTTCTTCCATTAACAGATGACCTTGCTCTGGTAACTACTGCTACTCAAAACTGTTTGACACTTGGTGCTGTATCTGCTGTCACCGCGCGCACAACAACATGGATTTATGCCAGAAATGAAGCAGCGTTTATTGTTCGTCAGAAAGGCAAGACGAAATATCTTGTCACCGGAGCATCTGGATTGACTGGTGCTTGCTTCACAGCAAATGTTGCTAATGCGTCTTTATCTGCCAACACATTCAATGTCATCGGCACATACGCAGGCGGCGGTGGTACAAAGTTTGTCAAATCAATAAATGACTATCAATCTGAAGTATTTCCGACAACAGTTGCTGCCACAGCACTTGTAGCAGGAACATTGTACACAATTTATAGTGCAGGAACAACTGATTGGACCGCAGTTGGTGCTGCCAGCAGCATGACCGGAGTAACTTTCATTGCGCGTGCCGCAGGAACTGGTACAGGTACTGCGGTTGTTAACACTGTTAATACTGATATCATCGGAACATTTGGAACACCATATGTTGCGAATACTTACGGTGGACAACCTAATCCTATCGTAACAATTGCTAATAGCTAATCATGTCAACAGGATTTTCAGACACACAAATAGGGATGGGCCGTCGCTGGAGCGACGGCCCCGGATCTCTGGATATCTCGCAGATGATTGCGAGTGAAGATGATCCTAAACAACGGGCCTTTCTTATAGTTCTACACAGTATTAATCAGTCTCTTGAGGCTAATACCACTACCGTAAGAGAAATCAGTGATAAGCTAGAAGTTCACCTCGAAGCATTTAATGAACACACTGCTGAGGGCGAAAAAATGATGAATCAAGGCAGGGGCGCCTGGAAAATAGCAGCCTGGGTAATCGGGGTCGCTCAGGTGCTTGCTACTGGTGCTTGGGTAACCCAACGAAATGATATGGCCGTACTTAATACCTCATTACATGCTGAGGTATTAACTCAAGCAGAGATGAAGGGGCGAGTTGATTCTATAGAAAAAGTAATGCAAACGCATATAACAGATGCAACAAGAAAGTAAAAGGAGCACTTCGGTGCTCTTTTTCATTTTGATGTTAGTGCTTTAAGTTTGTCGATCACAACATCAAAGTTAACTGTGTTGAACAGCCCTGGATGTAATGGTTTGGGGTATTGATTGTCGCCTACCCAAGCATATCCGCAATGCTCGTCGTTCAGCACCGGGGTAAACTCATCTTCAATCTGACAGTAGAAAGTATGGTAAGTGAACGAGCGATTGATGAACTTCTGAATAGGAATCAGTTTCGCATCTTTAGGGAAGTAACCTATTTCCTCGAGGCACTCACGAATGATGCCTTCACGCAACGTTTCATCTCGTTCAACCTTGCCTCCTGGTGTGCCCCAGTTGCCAGGATTCTTGGCATCAGTGCGTAACAGATACAGGTAGCGTTTAGTTTTTGTGGCGTAAAAGAACACGCCGGCAGATTGATTCATATACTATTTAGACTATGCTATGATGTGCCCTACATTTATCAAAGTGCCATCTACCCATGGCACTTGCGCCTCCTGATGTGCCGCAATGAGGACATTCTACAATCGGTTTAGGTATACCGGATAACGCCTCGCTGATTTTAGGATTCTTTCGACCAGTAAGGGTGGCGCTCACCCAGGGTTGTTTCTTTCCGCGCTGTCTTCCACTCTTTGCTGTATTCTGGGCAGGGGTGTGTTTGCCCTACCAAGGCGGTGCTAATCTTTTCTTTAGTAATCTCGCTGCGAGGAATTCCTCTTTTCCCGCCCGGTCCGCCGCAGGTTTCTTTCATTGAGTTCGCCCAAGCAGGATCGTGAACAATATTCCACAGTTCGCTATAGTATCTACCCTGTTGTTGTATTTTAACCTTTTCTACGGACTCTGCTAATATCACGGTATCAATATAAATACCGTGTAGTTGTAGATGTTGGCCCCACAATATACCTGATCCTTTATATTTGTACGGATTCCGAGTTGTATACCCTAAGTATTTTAACCCAGTTATTTTATGGGTCTTTTGGTATAGATAATAAATAGTCATGCTGATGCCCTTCCCGGCGTTAGAGTAGTTGGGACTTCGACTTCCGCGAACTACACTTCTATTTATCAAATAACAATAGAATAGTCGCCTTGGTCATAGAAACCTTCCCAAGACTTCATCCAAGTATCAGCCGTGAAGCGATACTGAACAGCAGTGGTGAGATTGGTAACGTATTGAACATCAGCAAGTAATGAACTGTTGAAGCTGACAAACCATTTACCTATTGAGGTGCTGTACTCAATGATATCGTTTGCCTGAGCAATAAGATCACCCCAGCCGATTGTCGTGTCACCTACATGACCGATTCCCTCAACGATAAGATATCTTCGTCCATTGACCGGAGCAGGTAGTCCGGCGTTTGGTCCAGACAATAGAGGATTGATTACGCTGTCAACCGGAGGTAGAGTGTTCTGCGGAAGGGTATCAGGGTCGATACTATAAATCAACAGACGATCATCATTTGGGTCAGGAACAATTGTACCTACAACCTCTGTGGTCATGTACGGATTCTGTAACCAGATTTGTGATATTCCGGGACGTATGGTGCCGTATACATTCAGCACACTGGACCAATAGACTGCCGTATCTGGATTGGGAGGCAAACTTAGACTGTCATTGTCCGGATAGAAATCTTGATTAGCCGGTAGTATCTGCAGAGCATTACTTATCAGCAGTAACTTATAACCGTACGGAGTAATCTTTTGTCTGGTACCTAACAATAGATCATCATCCTGAATGTCAGTAAGTGCTTTGCCCTGGAATATAGATGCGATGATCTTTTCAATGACTCCGTACTTTCTGAGTTTAGCTGCAGTGCTTAACCAGATCGGCATGTAGAACTTCCAAGTCAGCACATCGATGGGGTTTCCCGAGCCTTGCGGAATAGTACGTGAGGAGAAGTTCAGTGACTCTTGATAGACAACACTCAACGAGGTCCAGTCAATGAAGTTATCAGTTGACTGAATCTCCAGAGCGGGGTTAAACAACGTTCCTAACTGCTCAACTAACTCTAACTTTTGATTGTAGTTCGTTGTCCAGAAGTCGACCGTCACTTTAAGTGTATAAGGTACCGGCATCAGTCGTTCAACAGTAAATGCCTGACCCTGGGTTGTTTCATATGTATGTGTGGTGTTGTTGTACGCTCGTTGTCTGATGCTGATCTTATCAGTATACGTAGGATCCTGTGTTCTTTTCTGATCATACTCAAGTCCGCTGATATAATATGAAATCATCGGCGCACTTGGCAGATTGCTGGCCGAGTTGTTAGCAATGATGTTTGCCGCTTGTCTGCTGCTGTCACCATACATCACTGGTACTCTGACCATGATATCGTTCCCTGCCGGGTCTTTGCCCTTGGTAACTTGCCAGTTAGAAAATATTTTCGCAAACTGAATAAGAAAACGGCGTATCTGATTGTCGTAGAAAAATTGTGCCAAGGTGAATCCTTAAGGTATTGGTGGCAGCGGGTCCGGAGCCAGCGTTAAAATAGATGACAGTGGTTGACTTTGTGGTACATATGTACCATCTGTCAGTTCAGTCTGATTATTGTTGTTGATAAATCCGGATAGTAGTGAGGTATCGTCTGGGGTGAAGCCGGTGCCAGTTCGCACATCAGTTGACATTCGGACCCATAGTCTCCCATCCCATCTGAATAGCATTTGCGGAAGATAGTCAGTACGAATAAAGTAGTCACCCAGTTGAGGTGACAACGGGAATGTAATGCCTGCTCCGGTTGGGTATCCGTTGGGAGTATTAGTTGAGCCTGTAAGGTACCCCATGGTATAGTTAAACGACAGCGGACTATATCTGGAGATAAACTGAAAACCCGGATCACAGTCTGCCCGATAATCCATATCAACAGTAATCTCTCCAATAAACCCTGTTGCCTCAGGATCCTGATCTGCTGTGGCGTATGTGTTATCTGCTGTTCCGTATGGTCCAGTAACTGGCCCCATAGCGTGTACTGTCAGCACCTTCTCACCGGTAACCGGTCCGGAGCCCGATCCCATCTTTTCAGGTTCAAGAGTAACTGATTGTAAAATCATCTGAAGGAACGCAGTGATGTCAGTTCCCTTCGGCAGACGAATAGCGGGGCTGGCATTTTTGTATTTAGGTGACTTCATCAACACGACCACCACTTGTTATTATGATGTTATATGGCGGCGCCGGCTGCCCTTCTTGTGATGACCCGGGTCCGTATTTCGGTATGATGTATAGCTTGGAGTTATCGTAACCTGCTTTAGGAAGTTGTCTGGCAGCTTCGGCTAACACAGCGTCATTGATTGCGATATTCTTGTTATATGTAGACAGAATATCTTGAAGATTCTGTTGAGTATCGAGGGCCCAGTAAGTAGCATTAGGTGGCATCGTGCCTACTGGAACTGCTTGCGTTGATACATAGTTCTTATCTCCGAACGTGATGGTGTATCCTGCAGGATACTCCTTAGTAGCGCTCCACTGACCAAGATAGTTGTCAGTGTTCGTAGGCTGCGCCAGAATCTGACTGAACTCTTGACTGTTGACCAGAGGCTCACATTTGATGCGCCACAGATGCGGGAACCAAGTCGGAGAGAAACCTTCACTGGCATAGTTCCCGTCAGTGACTTGGTAGTAGCGCCGAAGCGAAGTTGGTATCTTGTCGTTCAACGGATTGTAGTCAAGTAGATGCGGCAATTCAAGCACATCACCGACCATCAACTTACGACCAACAAGGTCAATCATTGTGTTGTAATGAATGGTGATGAATAAAATATCGTTGTTCAGAAACAGCCCGAACTGACTGAGGTCGAAGTCAAGATTCTGAACGCTGTAGTGACCACGAATTCTGATAATATCAGGCTCGTATGTTCTGTCCCTGTTTTCAAGGAACAACAGATCCTGAATGTGAGTAGGGTCAAGACTGTCATATTGTGGTTGTGTGGGGTCAGAAGACGGACCTTGATCAGTCGGGCCCAGATACTTATGAAGGTATAGGTCAGTGGCACCAACTTGTAACTGTTCGGCCACAGTCCGATCAATGAATCGGTAGTCGTTTGATTTTTCGGGGCGGTATAAACTTAGGCGGGGCATAGTTATATTTATCATTCAGCATCGGTTGACAATAAACCCGTAATATGCTATACTGAAAGTGAGAAGAAAGGAAAGCAAAATGTCAAGAGTCACAATTCAAACAGCATACGCAGTGGAGTTCACCGAATATGAACGTGGTTGGGGTCAGAAGCCCTGGAGCACTGAACACTACGACAACGAAGCGGAAGCCCGTAAACGTGCGACCGACTACAACAACGAACACAACAACCTGGATTATGTCCCCGACTGGTACGTCAAAGCGGAATACAGAGGCCGGGTAGGTTGACATTAAATGGGTTTGGGTATATAATGTACTCATACACTGAAAAACGGACAAGATCATGCGTAACATCAAAGAAATCAGGGCAGAACGTGACGCCCTCAGGGCTGAATATGAAGCCAAAGTTGAAGCCCTTGAAGCAGAAATCGTCGCAGTTCGCAAATCGCGTGGTTTTGTCTCTGCAAAGACGATTGATTACACTGACTATTACGAGCCAGGTCGCAGCGCCCCGATGAATCACAACGGTTCGTTCCAATACTGAACATACTCAAAACTTGACATTAAATGGGTTTGGGTATATAATACTAACATCAACTCGCAAAACGGCACTAAAATGACATACGACGAAAACACTGTTTCTGATCTTCACAAAGACGCTTTCGGGTTCCGCCCGAGTCAGTGCTGGTGGGAACAGTGGAAGTCCAATACCCCTGCTGAAAAGCAAGCGGAGTGGGACTCGCTGATCAAAGCGATGGAAGCCTCTTGCGACGAGGAAAAAGAGCGCGAAGCCCACGCTGTTGTGGTGTTTGAGATTCACGTTACCCGCTGCCGCGACAACGG